TTATGAGAGATTTAGGGCTAGGAGACACAATAGAAAAAGTAACTAAGGCAACCGGGATAAAGAAGGTTGTTGAGAAGGTGGCAGGCGAAAAGGGATGCGGCTGCGGTGAAAGAAAAGATACACTAAACAGAATGTTCCCTTATAAAAAGTAAAGAGATGTATAAAAACGGAGACCCTAAAAAGAAAGTAGCCAAGACTGATGCAACAAGTGTAACTACTTCTAGATATTATCAAAGGCTAGACCAACCACTTGAATCAAGTAATAATCTATTTAACAACAAAGGAGCTGCAGCAGGAGCTAAGATGGGAATGAAGAAAACGAAAACTCCACTACCAAATAATTATTACACAATGAATAAAACGAAAACCACTAAAAGTAATTAAAGCTATGAACAGAGATTATCCATTACCCCCAAGTAGTAAAACAAAAAATACATCTTCCGATGGTTCTAGCGTAAATGTAGTGACCACCAAAACTAGAGGCAACAAGATAAAGACAGTAACTACAAAATATACTTCCGGGGTTGCTAAGTCTTGGAGAAACAGATTCAATAAAAAGAATCCTGTTTGGACATCTAAAACTGTTGATACGGTAAACACTAAGACAGGGAAAGGAAAGACTAAAAAAACAACAAGAGACAATACAGGAGGGCTTTCATACACTAAGACCTTCCATTAAAAAGTAATGATATGAATAGAGATTATCCATTACCATCAGACGCTAATAACCTAAACAGGCAAGTTAAAAAAAACGACCTCACTAGAATTAAGGGTAAAGGCCGAAGAGGCAGCAAGACAACTACTTGGAGCTTAGCTCATGGGGGGACAGGAACAAAAGTAAAATCTTTTGATTCTAGTGGAAATAAAACAGTTGTTACAACTAGAGTCAATCGACACGGAGATAAGAAGACTGTAACTAAGAAATCCAAAAGAAGTAGTGAGAACATCTATAACATTCCTTTTCAAAAGCGGACAAGTAGAAAGGTAAGTAGAACTCCAAACTCTAAAGTAATTAAAGCAAAATACTAAACAATGGCAATACAAACATTACAGGCAAGCAGAGCAATATCCGTTATACCTGACGACAACATAGTAATTCCAATGCCTTATGTGGCAGCTTCAGGAGACAATGATTTGGGTCTCTCTGATAGCTTGGATGATGCTACTGCAACATTCATCACTGACAATGTTAAGGTTGGGGATGTAGTGTATCGAACAGATAATAGCACTATAGCAACAGTTACCTCTGTAAATAGCGAGACATCACTAACATTGTCATCTCCCATATTTGGAGGTGTAGGCACTAAACCTTACATAATCTACACAGCAGGGAACAACAACAGTTGCTTAATTTATATTGGTGTTGGTGGTGATGTAGCTATAGAGACCTCAGCAGGTGACCAAGTTACATTAGTCGGTCTTCCTACAGGCTCATTTGTTCCTGTCCACGTTGTGAAGGTAATGTCTACAGGTACTACAGCAACATCAATCATTGCACTTTGGTAGATGTTAATAGCTAATAACATATCAATAGCTAACCCTTATATACCTACGGGCTCAACCCCACCACCATTTACCCCACCGCTTGACGACTACCCTAACGCTAAAGCAGCGTATTCGTTACGCAAGCTTAGCTCTACATACGCAGGTAGCTGTATAAGGGTAAGGAGGTTAGCTGACAATGCTGAGCAGGACATTGGGTTCGTTGATTACGAGCTTGATACAGCGTCCCTTACTACCTTCATTGGTGGCGACACAGGGTTCGTTACTACATGGTATAACCAAAGCCCAACATCATCAGGTGATAACGCTAACAATTCAACGGCAATTTATCAGCCAATGATAATAGACAGAGGAGTTCTTCAAACCGTTGGGGGGAAACCTGCTATTTACTGTGGCGCAAATGCAGTATTGTATGCAGGTGATACAACCACTTTTAAGTACTTACACGATGGAACTATAAGAAGTTCTACGGTTACAGTTATGCAAACCGCCTCTGTATTGTCAGGCTTGAAATTTTTGTGGTTAACAGGTACATCAGGTGGAGGTAGCATACAAGCACAAATGTATTTTTCAGGGACATCAATTCGTCAACAAATAAAAAATGGACCCGGACAAATAAATAATACAGGCCCTACAAACTCCGTAAGCACGAGTTCTGATTATCTTGTTTGGCAAACTTTTGATGGGGGAAATCCAACACCATCTGAAAAGATAATAATGAGCTTAAATGCAGGTTCGGACATAGCAACAAATACAGGTTCATTTACACCAAGCACTGCGAACTCAACATTGAGAATGCACCTGTTTAACTACCGATATCCACAAGTGGGTTACGGAACCAATGGTTATTGTCAAGAAATGATATTTTGGAATGATAACTATACAGCCGACAAGAGCGCAATAAGCGGCAATATAAATAGCTATTACGGAATTTACTAATGGATATTACAGGCTACAAATACTTAATAGAAGCTGAAGCGATAGATGCAAGAGCTCAATGTGCAGACTTTTATGGGTTACCAATAACCCCTGAGGATGAAACTATATATTGGGTAGATTATTTTGAAGCAAACTTAAACACGCCTGTATTTTGGTACATTGCTTTTGATGACTCAATTGAGGAAGTTTTAGGAGCTCCAACAACCTTTGATGTTATTTTAGATTTGTAAGATGGATTTATTACAAGCTGTTAATGGGATGGATGATGTGCATTTTAATGGCAAGGATGTAATATATATTATTACATTAGTTGTTAGTGTGCTCGGTGGGTGGTTTACCATGAAAGGCTCAATAGAAAAATTAAAGCACAGATTAGAAAACATAGACAAGCACGTATCAGAGTGCCAATTAGATGCTAAGGAGGAAACTATAGCAGCTAAGCATAGCAGAACAGGTATGCGTAAACAATTTCAAGATGAAATGAAATCACTAACAGAATTATCCAACAAAAGAATTGATATTGTGAAGCAAGACCTAAAAGATTTTCAGAAGGACAACGCTACTGAAATTAAGACATTGAACGACCAAATTACAGCCATCAAGACGGACACCTCTGAAATCAAAGGAATGGTGCAGACATTAATCAAGCAACAATGAAAATATCTCCTCATGTATCTTATAAGGAAGCGACCTATAGCGAGACCGCAACTAGAAACGATATTGACAACGAGCCTAATGCTAAGCAACTGTTAAGAATAAAAGTTCTTTGCGATAATTTATTTGAGTCTTTGCGTGATTGGGTAAATGGTCCAATAAAAATAAATAGCTGCTTCAGAAGTGAAGAGCTAAATACTCGTATTGGTGGAGCGTCTAGCTCTCAGCACATGGCTAATAATGGGGCGGCAATGGACATTGATGACACCTATGGATACAGAACCAATGCTGAGATGTTCTTTTACATTAAAGATAATTTAGAGTTTGACCAAATGATATGGGAGTTTGGAGATGATGACAACCCTGATTGGGTTCATGTGTCTTACAATAGAGGGGATAACCGAGGTCAGATATTAAAAGCCTGCAAGGTCGATGGCAGGACGAAGTACTTAACGTGGGGGTAGCCCCTTAAAACCTAAACAATGGAACGATTATTTAAAAGTGGAATGGTAACTACCATAGCAGGAATGCTTATCTTATGCGGTGCAGTTTACATGTACATGTCTAAGAGTTTTTCTTCTGTAGAATCAGGAGAGCTCGCTATGATAGGACTACTATTCCTTCGGTCAAAAGATTCTTTAATTGGAATTGCTCCGAAAAAATGAAAATAGACGCTAAGACCCTCATGCTATTGGGGGTCATAGCTGTCCTTTGTTTTCTTTGGTTCGACTCTTGTCAGGGTAAGATAATAGCTGAAGACCAAGCAGCTATTTTAAATTCATACAAAGATACAGCTATGGTATATAAAGCTCGCAACGGTGAGCTTGTTACCTATAACAAAGCTATAGAGATTAGCGAGGAAAGGTTTACTGCTTTGAGAGATAGCATGAAGCAGGAGTTTAAGAACCTAAAGATAAAGAACGTAACCTCGCACACTAAGATTGTAACTGTTTACAAGCTAGACACAATCACACAAACATTCACAGACACGCTTCCTTGTTCGGACTTTACAAAACCATTCGCCATTGATAGCTTACATTATAATTTGTCCGGGAGTATCACTAAGAGAGGTATTACTTTTAATTCGATTCTTATTCCAAACACTCAGAGCATTACTGTTGGTACTAAGAAAAATGGCTTATTCAAGAAGAACGAATACATAGTCGCTTTAAAGAACAGTAATCCATACGTAAACACCACAGGTATTCAGAGCTATAACTTCTCTCCCGATACGAAATGGTATCAGAGGGGTTCTGTTAAGTTTGGGGTTGGGATTGTTGTAGGAGGTCTTATCTATCGTGCAATAAAAAAATAGCTATCTTTGTGTAAAATCAAATCAAATGAAATTAGACAAAGAAGAACTAGAGACTCTAACTAATCTTCATGGTGACCTACAAAAAAGCAAGATGGCACTTGGAGATATGGAGCTACAGAAAGCAACATTAATAGATTCTGTTAGATTATTGAAGCAAGAATTTGCTAAGGCTGAAGGCAAGCTTATCGAGAAGTACGGCTTAAATTCTGTCATCAATCTTCAGACAGGCGAAGTAAAACAAAAAGACAATGGCTAAGATAAGCGACACAGGTTCGTATCCACAAGCAGTAGTAACAGGAGCTGATTATTTAATTGGAACCGACTCAGAAGACTCCAACAAGACAAAGACATTTACGGTAGATAGCTTGTCAACTTATATACTAGGGGGAGGGTTAGCGTATCAAATCCCAATGTATTTGCCCGGAGGTCAGCTTGGTAGCTCAATTATATCTCAGGACGGAGCAACTCTTCCTGCTACAATAACAATCGCAGGTGCGTTGGTGGTAGATTCTGATGTTACTTTGGGTACAGACGCAACCGATGCTTTAATTATTGAGGCCACGGCAAGGCTTAATGGGCCAATAAAGGATTCCGCAGGAACAGTAGGCTCTTTAGGAAAAGCGTTAATTTCTGACGCAAGTGGACTTGTATCTTGGCAAGCCCTCGTAGGCTCAGGAACTGTTACTAGCGTAGGACTTTCATCTTCCTCTACAGGGTTTGATGTGACGGGTAGCCCTATAACAAGTGCAGGGACTTTTATTTTAGGGGCTACAGGTGGCACAGCAGGCCAAGTGCTAACAAGAGACGCAGGGTCTAGTTGGCAGAACTCGATACTTACACCATCTTTGAATGGAACAAGTGTAGTTCAGGTATCTCAAGAATCTGACTTTCCTGCTGCCGTAGCAGGAGAAATAGATTTAGTAGCAAACACAACTTACTTAATTAGAGGTGACGTATCTATTACAAATAAAATTTCAATCACAGGAGCAAACATCTCTTTGATGGGGTTGGATAGGGATAAGGATGGGCTGTCTTACACAGGGCCTTCAGGGGTAGGTGATTTTATTACAATCACAGACGTTAACTGTGAGATGTCTGAACTTAAGTTTTCTTCCACAAATAACACAGGTGGAGATGTTCTAATAAGGGCAGAGAACTATAATTATGGAGCTGCATACAATGGTGGGAGAGATAAGATATTAGCTATCACTAACTGTCAGTTCAGAAACTGCTTTGATGTTTGGCATATAGAAGGCTTTGACTTATGCGACATTCAAAATTCGTTGGTGTGGTATGTGGAAGCCACAGTAATGGGTTGTCATTTTAAGAATGTGTCAAAACTACAAATGAGCTCTTGCGAATATGTGAGATGGTTTGACGAGACGAGTCTACCGACTCCTAGCGGATTCGCTACAGTACCCATGATTGAGCTTCTTGCTGATGGAGCAGGACCGGGATTTGGGGCAGTAAATTTTAACGGGGGCATCATCCATCCTCAACAGGGACAGGATGGAATAAAGATAGACCCATCTAGTACTACAGGGTTGGGAACTATTGCGTCAAACACTTTTGTGAGCACAGGACTAACAACAGGATTGGTAACAAACTTTTCTTACGACACCCAAAACACTTACATCATACAAGCGAACCAAGGGGTGTCGAATGGTAACGCCACAGGGGTTATGCAGGTAGCCAACAACACTATAGAGTCGAATACCTCAGGAGCATTTGGGCCTCCTTATAATGTAGTTGTGCAGGACTCGACATTTGTGGGTGGAGCAGGACCAACAGGGGGGATTCAGTTCCCGGTTGCAAGTAGAGTAGTAACTAGCTCTGCTACAGGTTCATTTACTTACAATAGCAAGGTGGATGCGAGCTTTAATGTTTCTCTTGCTGTTAACATAACAGTTCCTGCTAACGGGACTCATGTTGTTTCTGTTTCTTTAAGAAAAAATGGAGTAACCCTCTTTACCTTGTCTCAAACACACAGAAACTCAGGGGGAGTATTTGAAGGAAAAGAGACGGTTCTTCCTGTGATAGGTACAACAACTTTCGGGGATGTGTTTGATGTTTTGGTTGGAATTGACTCGGCACAGAATATCATCGTAAACGACCTCTACTTAACAGGTTATCAAATTTAATGGACATAAGAAAGATAGCTGTTGGACCTGACTATAAATCAGGAGCCATGCACTACATTGTAGGGCAGAAGGTGTTAAACGACAACTATTGCATTCATTTAATAAAGTACAACGAAAACAAAGACTCGTTTCAAGTTTGGATAGAAAGAGCTGATGAGGTTATTTTGTGGAAAGAGTTCACATCTACCATACCTATATCTGTCGAGTATAATATCTATTTTCAATGAGGTCACCACACTACTTTATAGCTAAACCTGTTGGCGGTAAGCGTTACAGCAATACGAAATCGGTTGGTGGTATGGAGCTAATCGTAAGCACATCCGAAGAGGACCATAAGTTTTCTAACAGGGAAGCAGAGGTGGTAGAGCTTCCGTTAGGTTATGAAGGCCCTATCAAGATAGGTGACATCTTATTGGTTCACCACAATGTGTTTAAGTTTTATAACGATATGCAAGGAAGAAGGAAGAGTGGTAAAAGCTTTTTCAAGGATGACTTATTTTTTATAGAGCTAGACCAATTCTTCATGTATAAGAGTGGTGGCAAATGGAACGCTTACGACAGGTATTGCTTTGTTAAGCCTATTCCTACAGAGGATTGTTTCATTATGAAGCCTATGAGTGAGGAGCCACTAATGGGGGAAATGTTATATCCTAATAACTATTTGGTATCAAAAGGCGTATCAAAGGGTGACAAGGTTTGTTTTGAGCCTGAAATAAAATATGAATTTAATTTAGACGGTCAGAAGATTTACAGGATATATGACCATCAGATAACTATAGCGATTTGACAAACAAAGAAATTAAACTAAGAATAATTAAAGCCGGAGAGAAAGCAGTAAAAGAGCTAATAAAGGTTGCTGAAGAAGACATAATAAAGCCTGAGATTGATGATGAGTTAGCAGCAGACAGGCTAAAGAATGCCGCAGCCTCAAAGAAGTTAGCTATATTTGATGCGTTTGAAATATTAACAAGAATAGAGCAAGAGCAAGAAAACATTAATATTTCTGAAAAAGGTATTTCAAGAACGGATACTCAACAAGGATTTGCAGAAAGAAGGTCAAAATAAACTATATGAGGTTTTGGAATCTTATGTTCCAAAAAAATCTATTGCATCTAAGAATACATTAAAGGCTTGGAAGTATGGGTACAACGAAAAGTATGAGCTTATAGTTATATCCAAGACGGGGCAGATAGGAGAGATAGTTAGGATATATGGTCTTGTGATAGCTCTTCCAAAAGTGTCCCATAAATGGGACAAGAGTGATGATGATTTTTGGGTAAGGAAGGAACTACCTAAGCCTTTATCAAAAATTCAATCAATATTTCAATGGAACGACATGCCGTCATCATTCAAGGATAGTTGGGTAGATTACATTGAGGAGGAGTTTGATAGAAGGGAGTATGGTTATTGGTTTAAGAATAACAATAAGCCCACATACATAACGGGGTCTCATTACATGTATCTTCAGTGGTCTAATATAGACATTGGATATCCTGACTATAGGGAAGCTAACCGTATATTTTATATATATTGGGAGGCTTGCAGAGCTGACAAGAGGTCTTTTGGAATGGATTACGTTAAGATTAGACGTTCAGGATTTTCATTCATGTCGTCTTCTGAGTGTGTTAATATTGGAACATTGGCTAGAGATTCTAGGATTGGTATCTTGTCTAAGACGGGTCCTGATGCTAAAAAAATGTTTACAGATAAGGTTGTTCCCATCAATAGCAGGCTGCCATTTTTCTTTAAGCCAATCATGGATGGAATGGACAAACCTAAGACTGAGCTTGCTTTTAGAATCCCTGCGTCTAAGATTACCAAAAAGAACATGTACAACGTAGAGAGCGAAGAGCTAGACGGATTGGACACTACTGTGGATTGGAAGAACACAGACGACAACTCTTACGATGGTGAGAAGTTATTATTCCTAGCTCACGACGAGAGTGGGAAATGGTTAAGGCCGAACAACATACAAAACAATTGGAGGGTAACCAAGACCTGCTTGAGATTAGGGAGTAAGATAATCGGGAAGTGTATGATGGGTTCAACTTGTAATGCATTAGATAAGGGTGGCTCTAATTTTAAAAAGCTATTTGAAGACTCTTCTGTGTTAAGTAGAAACAAGAATGGTCAAACTAAAAGCGGTCTATATTCTTTATTTATCCCTATGGAATGGAATATGGAAGGGTTTATTGATAAGTATGGGATGCCTGTAATGAGGAAGCCGATGAAACCTATTGAGGGCGTTGACGGTGAGATGATAACTAATGGAGCAATTGACTATTGGGAGGCAGAAGTAGAGTCATTAAAGGATGACCCTGACGCTCTTAATGAATTTTATAGGCAGTTTCCAAGGAATGAGTCACACGCATTTAGAGATGAGAGTAAATCATCTTTATTTAACTTAACAAAAATATATCAGCAGATAGACTATAACGACTCTCTAATAAAAGAGCACCACGTTACAAGAGGCTCCTTTCATTGGAAGGATGGGATAAAGGACACTAAGGTTGTATTTAGTCCTGACAAGAGAGGTAGATTCTTAGTTGGTTGGGTTCCAAGCAGGGGGCTTCAGAATAGGGTGATAAAGTCAGGAAAAGGGTTTAAGCCCGGTAATGAACACATAGGTTCTTTTGGTTGTGATTCATACGACATATCAGGGACCGTTGGTGGGATAGGTTCTAATGGGGCTTTACATGGTATGACCAAGTTTAATATGGATGACGCTCCTAGTAATGAGTTCTTCTTAGAGTATGTAGCTAGGCCACAGACTGCTGAGATATTCTTTGAAGAAGTTCTCATGGCTTGCGTGTTTTACGGCATGCCAATATTAATCGAGAACAATAAGCCGAGGTTGTTATATCACTTTAAAAACAGAGGCTACAGAGGTTTTTGTTTAAATAGACCCGACAAGCATTATAACAAGCTGTCTAAAACTGAGAAGGAACTAGGTGGAATACCTAACAGCTCCGAAGATGTTAAGCAGGCTCACGCCTCAGCTATAGAGTCATACATAGAGAAACATGTGGGATTAGATTTTTCAGCAGAATATAGAGATAGTGATTCTATGGGGAGCATGGTATTTACAAAGACCCTAGAAGATTGGGCTAAATTTGATATCAGCAACAGAACTAAGTTTGATGCGACGATAAGCTCAGGCTTAGCTATAATGGCTAATCAAAAACACCTATATATCCCTGAGAAAAAAGAATCAAAAATAAGCATTAACTTTGCTAGGTATAATAACAAGGGTCGAACAAGCGAATTAATTCAATGAAGGAAGTAAATATAAATATCAATCCATCAGGTTTTCCTAGTCAGTTTGTTTCTGATTCTGAAAAAGCTACAGTAGAATTTGGATTGCAAGTAGGTCAAGCAATACAATATGAATGGTTTAAGAGGGACGGCAGCAACTGTCGTTATTACGACCAATGGAGAGAGTTCCATAGATTAAGACTATATGCTCGTGGAGAACAGTCTATTGGTAAGTACAAAAATGAACTAGCTATTGACGGAGACTTATCCTACCTTAATCTTGATTGGACACCTGTGCCTATTATACCAAAGTTTGTAGACATCGTTGTTAACGGAATGGCTGACAGGCTGTTTAAGGTTAACGCATTCGCTCAAGATTCTTTGTCCCAAGGAAAGAGAAGTAAGTATCAAGACATGATAGAAGGGCAGATGGCGGCTCAGGACATATTAACCACAGTAAAAGAGCGTTCAGGGTTTGATGCGTTTGTTATGTCTCCTGAAGAACTACCACAGGATGATGATGAGCTCGCTTTATATATGCAGATTAAATACAAGCCTGCTATAGAAATAGCTGAGGAAGAAGCTATTGATACGATACTAGAAGAGAATCACTATGTTGATTTAAGAAAAAGATTTGACTATGACCTTACTGTACTTGGTATAAGTGTAGCTAAGCATGAGTTTTTACTAGGCTCCGGGGTTAAGGTTTCTTATGTAGACCCTGCAAATGTGGTTTACAGCTATACGGAAGACCCACACTTTAAAGACTGCTTTTATTGGGGGGAAATAAAAACTGTCCCCATTACTGAGACAAAGAAGATAGACCCTACGCTGACTAATGAGGATATGGAGAAGATATCAAAGTATAGTCAGTCTTGGTATGATTACTTCAATGTGGCTCAATACTATCAGAACGATATATTCTACAGGGATACTTGCACCTTAATGTACTTTAACTACAAGACCACAAAGAAGTTTGTGTACAAGAAGAAAGTTCTTGAAGGGGGAGGTAGTCGAGTAATAGAGAAGGATGACCAATTCAATCCACCCACAGAGATGATGGAGGAGGGAAATTTTGAGAAGATAGAAAAGACTATAGACGTTTGGTATGAAGGCGTTATGGTTATGGGAACGAATATTGTTTTGAAATGGGAGCTTGCAGAGAATATGGTTCGGCCTAAGTCAGCTAATCAGCATGCAATTCCAAATTATGTTGCTGTTGCTCCACGAATGTACAAGGGAGCTATCGAGTCATTGACAAGAAGAATGATTCCATTTGCTGATTTAATCAACATGACACACTACAAATTACAGCAGGTAATATCTCGTGTTGTACCTGATGGTGTGTTTATTGATGCAGATGGTTTAAATGAGGTTGACTTAGGGACAGGGAGTGCTTACAATCCTGAGGACGCATTGAGACTTTACTTTCAAACAGGTAGCGTCATTGGTCGTAGCTACACACAGGATGGTGATTACAATCAAGGTCGTGTCCCAATACAAGAGTTAACATCTAATTCCGGGGCAGCTAAAACTCAGATGCTGATTGCAAATTATAATCACTACCTAGACCTGATTAGGTCTGTGACAGGATTAGGACCTAGAGACGCTTCAACACCTGACCCTAACTCATTAGTTGGTGTGCAGAAGCTAGCTGCATTAAACTCCAACACAGCTACTAGGCATATACTAGATGGTAGTCTTTATATTTATAGAACATTATCCGAGGCTCTATCGTACAGGGTAGCAGACATATTAGAGTACTCAGACTTTAAGGATAGCTTTATCAACAAGATAGGCAAGTATAACGTGAGTATACTTAACGAGATATCTGACCTGTACATTTATGACTTTGGTATATTCATAGAGGTCTCTCCTGATGAAGAGCAGAAGGCACAGCTAGAGCAGAACATTCAGATGGCGTTATCCAAGCAGGACATCAATCTTGAGGACGCTATTGATATTAGGGAGCTCAGAAACTTAAAGCTTGCCAATCAATTGTTGAAATTAAAAAGAGTCAAAAAGCAAGAGAGAGAAGAAAAGATGCAGATGCAACAGCAACAAGCTCAAGCACAGCAGCAGATGCAGTCGCAACAGATAGCAGCTCAAGTAGCAGCTCAGAAGATAGAGATGGAGACTCAATCCAAGATACAGGTCAAGCAGGCAGAGATAGCATTTGAGCTTGAGAAGCTTAAGGGTGAGGCTCAGCTCAAGCGTGAGTTAATGCAGGTAGAGTTTGATTATAACATGCAGCTATCAGGTATGCAAGCACAAAACTTATCCAACAGGGAGCAGTCGAGAGAGGACGCTAAGGCTGATAGAATTAGTCAGCAGAATAGCGAGCAATCTAAACTTATTAATCAAAGGAAGAATAATCTTCCACCACAAAGATTTGAATCAAACGAAGACAGCTTAGATGGTTTTGACTTAGCAGAGTTTTCGCCTAGATAAGGGTCTTTATTTTTTATGTAACTTTGTATTAAATTAAATCTAATGAAAATTAAAGTAAAAGAAGTAAGTGCTGTAGAGGAGAAGTCGGTACAGGAAGTAGAGAAGGAACTTCTTGAGAAGCACGAAAAAGAAATTACAAACGAGGAGCCTGAACCTGTAGAGGTTGTAACTCCTCAAGAAGAAGACTCACCTCCTGAGTTAAAAGAGGAGGAAGTTCTTTCATATATTAAGAATAGGTATGATAAGCAGATTAACTCTGTAGAGGAACTACTTACTGAGCGAGAAGCTTCGGAAGAGTTGCCTGAAGATGTTGCTGCTTATTTTGAATACAAAAAGAAAACAGGGAGAGGTATTGAAGACTATGTTAAATTAAACAGAGACTTCAGTAAAGCAAACCCTGATACTCTACTTAAAGAATATCTGTTGGCTACAGAGGAAGGCTTAGACGCAGAAGATATTGAATCCTTGATGGATGATTACTCTTATGACGAAGAGCTAGATGATGAGGCTGACATTAGAAAGATAAAGGTAGAGAAGAAAAAAGTTATTGCTAAGGCTAAGAAATATTTCGAGGAGCAGAAGCAGATGTACAAGGAGCCCCTTGAGTCAAGTGGGAGTCAGATGTCTGAAGAGGATACCAAGGAGTTCGAGGCTTATAAACAATATATGAGTAATTCTAAATCCGCAAAGGAATTAAACGACAGGAAAGCTGAATGGTTTTCTAAAAAAAGTGACGAGGTTTTTAGTAAGGAGTTCAAAGGTTTTGAGTTCGAGATTGGTGAAAGCAGTTACACGTTTAGTCCGGGAGATGCGTCTGAGTTGAAGAAAGCACAAGAGACTCCAATGAATTTCATAGGGAAATATTTGGATGAGAACGGAATGCTTAATGACGCTACAGGCTATCATAGGTCTTTAGCAATTGCAATGAACCCTGACAAGTTTGCTAAGTTCTTTTATGAGCAAGGCAAATCGGAAGCTACGGAGGATGTGATGCGTAAAACAAAAAATGTCAATATGACTGAGCGCAGAGCACCTGAAGCAACTTCTAAAGGGGGGACCACTGTGAGGGCAGTAACACAAGACTCAGGTCGAGGGTTAAAGATTCGCAGTAAAAGAAACAGAAGTTAAATATTAAAAAAATAAAAAAATGCCGGGACAAGTTAACCCGACACCGGGCTTTAATCTTCAGCCAAGTGCTGAACAAGTACCGTTGTCAACAAATTATATTACCAATTTTGATTTCCTTAATCAGTATCTTCCTGATACATACGAGAAGGAATTTGAAAGATATGGTAACCGAACAGTATCTTCATTCTTAAGAATGGTTGGTGCTGAAATGCCTTCCAACTCTGACATGGTAAAATGGGCAGAGCAAGGAAGACTACACACAAAGTATGTAGATTGTACTTCAGGAGATGCAGTAGCATCAGACAATGCCACTATTACTATTAACGATGCGTTAGTACCGGGAACAGGTAGCATAGCTATCCGAGTAGGTCAAACTATCGTTGTTACTGAGAATGCAGGTGGAGGACAAAACAAAGCAGTTGTTACTGCTGTTGATACAGTAGCAGGCACAATAGATGTTGCTTACTACGAAGGAGCAGGTCAAGCTTTTGCAGCCGCAGCAGTATGTACTATCTTCATTTATGGTTCTGAGTTCAAAAAAGGAACTGCAGGAATGCAAGGTTCTTTGGAAGCTGATGATGAAATCTTTGATAATAAGCCAATTATCATAAAAGATAAGTACGCAGTAAGTGGTTCTGATATGGCTCAGATTGGTTGGATTGAAGTAACTACTGAGAATGGTGCGACAGGATACCTTTGGTATTTGAAGTCAGAGCACGAGACTCGTCTTCGATTTGATGACTACCTAGAGACTGCAATGATTGAAGCAGTTCCTGCGGAATTAAATTCAGGCGCAATTGCTGAGTTAGGTGTAGCAGGTACAGCAGGTACAGCAGGTTCAGAAGGAATCTTCTATGTTGTAGGAAACAGAGGTAACGTATGGGGCGGTGGAAACCCAAATGCATTAGCTGATTTTGACGCTATCATTAGCCGACTTGATAACCAAGGAGCTATTGAAGAGAATGTAATTTTCTTGGATAGAAACTTTGGATTTGATATCGACGACATGTTAGCTGCTCAAAACTCTTACGGTGCAGGTGGTACTTCATACGGTCTTTTCGATAACGATGAGGAGATGGCTCTTAACCTTGGATTCACAGGATTCCGAAGAGGTTACGACTTCTACAAGACGGATTGGAAATACCTGAATGACCCAACTATGAGAGGTGGTTTACCAACAGGTGCAGGTTCAGGTCGTGTAAACGGTCTAATGGTTCCTGCAGGTTCTACAACTGTGTATGACCAAGTGTTAGGTAAAAACGCAAAGCGACCATTCTTGCATGTACGTTACAGAGCTTCAGAAACTGAAGACCGACGATACAAGACTTGGATTACAGGTTCAGCAGGTGGTGCTGCTAACAGCGACCTCGATGCAATGGAGGTTCACTTTTTGTCTGAGAGATGTGTTTGTACTATGGGTGCGAACAACTTCTTCTTATTCCAAGAGTAATCAATAAGTTTATGAAGGGAGCCTGCGGAAGTAGGCTCCTTTTATTTAATCGTCCCACTTATGGGACACAAATCAAATTCAAATGAAATCAAACATAAATCACGTAGACAAGGTCTACAAGCTAACAAGAGACGCAGCTCCTCTTTCTTATATGCTGCCAACTAGAAACACTAGGAGATTCCCACTACTACATTTTGATGAAGAGACAGGTGTCAACAAACCTCTTCGATATGCTAGAAATCAAAAGACACCTTTTGAAGATGAGCAGGATGGAAATGCAATTGTAGAGCCTATAATTTTTGAGGATGGATTCTTAAGTGTTCCAAGAAATAATCCTGTCCTACAGGAGTTCTTACATTATCACCCTATGAATGGTATTAGGTTCGTAGAGGTTGATGAGGAGAAGGATGCTCAGGCTCAACTAGAAGAGATGAACAAAGAGCTTGACGCATTGTCTGAGGCTAGGTCTTTATCTATTGAGCAGCTAGAGACAATGACTAGGGTTTTATTCGGTAAAGACCCATCTCGCTCAACAACTGCTGAGTTAAAAAGAGATATACTTATTTTTGCTAAGAGAGAGCCTCATGCTTTCATGAATGCATTAACGGACCCTAATTTAAAATTATCATCCAACGTACAGTTGTTCTTTGATAATAAACTATTATCTTTCCGAAACAACAAGAAGGATGTGTATTTCAATTTATCATCCAACAAAAAGAGAATGCTAACTATACCATTTGGGGAAGACCCCATGTTCGTGGTTTCGTCATACCTGCAAAGTGATGACGGGTTAGAGATATTAACAATGCTCGAAAATCAGCTAGAGATAGCCTGATTTTTTCTTTCCATGATTGTTTATCTAGCAGAGGGGTTGATTTTTCAGCCCCTCTTTTTTTTTGTTTATCTTTGTCTTAATGATAAACTCAGTTAGAAATACGGTACTTTCTGTATTGAATAAAAACAACTATGGCTACCTGTCGCCATCTGATTTCAATCTATTTGCAAAGCAGGCGCAGCTCGATATATTTGATAACTACTTTTATCAGTACAATTATCAGATAATGAAAGAGAATGCTCGCCAATCAGGTACGGGCTATGCTGACATAAAGAAGGGTTACGAGGAGGTTATATATTTGTTCTCAGTAACAAATGATTTAACTCACATTGCAGACA